AGCAATATCACTTGCTGCACTTTGAACCGGAGTATTCACTGCTTTTTGTGGCCACCCTTCTTTATCCTCATCAGGATCTATCCATCTGAACCTTCCAAACATCGACCTTACATACTTTGTCTCCCTCACAAACTCTTTCACCTCATCAAGCCACTTCCTCAACTCACTAAATGTCCTGAAATACCGTTCAATCATCTCCCGAGCCTCCCCTTCACTTATACCCAGCTCTTCAGCTATGCTCTTCCATCCACGTCCGTAAATCACCCCAAAATTAAATCCCTTTGCTCTCCTTCTCATCTCTTTTCTTACTTCCTCAGGCGCATCTTCCGACATCCCATAAATCTCCATCGCAACTTTTGTGTGAATGTCTACCCCCGACTCAAAAAATTCTTTCATTTTTCTATCCTTTGAATACTGGCACGCTACTCTCAACTCATGCTGACTAAAATCAGCCTTTACTATCATCCCTTCTTCCCCAAACCTACTAACAAACGCCCTCTCAACAATCGGACCCAGCCTCGTCGGGATATTCATCAAATTGGGCTCTGAGGAGGATAGCCTCCCGGTATCCGTCGAAACTACCGAAAACTTCGAATGCACACAACCATCATTACTTATCCACTTCTCCAAAAATGGCTCCACATAAGTTCCCAACATTTTCTCAATTACTCTATACTCTAACAACAACTCTACCCTTGCCTTCGCACTCTCCGAAATCTTTCCTTCATTCTCTTTCAGAAAATCTTCAAGAACCTCTTTTCTCGTTGAATCCAAAACAACTCCTACATCTGCTAACCATCTCAACACTTGCTTCGGCGAATTCAAATTCACTCCACTCACACTCCTCAAAAACTCCAACCTCTTTCTTTCAAGATCCTTTTTCAATTGAACTAGATAATCAACATCTGCATACAGACCATTTACCTGCAACTCTACACATAAACACACAATCTTCTTCAAAACCTCCTCATAAACTTCTAATAGACTTTTACTCGTCTTCCCAAAAATTAAATCCCACCGAAGGGGAGCCTTCTCCAATCTTTCTTTAAAAAGCTCAAACAACTTAAGCGTACAATAAGCATCAAGCGCATTGTACTCATATAACTTCTCCCTCGGCAATTCCTCTATCTTCGTCTTTTTCCAATCTATTCCGTACTGACCAACATCCAAATAATCCAACACCAAATCTTTCAAACTTACGTCCTGAACTGCTTTCCCACTCAATAAGTAATTCATCACCTGAACATCCTCTATCTTTTCTACCCTTCTATTCAATTCCCAGCCATACCTACTCACACCTATCACTACATCAAACCCTGCATTGTACACTACAACTCTCTCTGCTCTTTCAAAAACTTCCCTCATAAACTCCTTCTCTCTCTCCTCCCCTAACTTTTCAAGATCAATGACAAACGTTCTATCACCGATCGATAACGCCACTGTCATCGGTCTGAAACCACCAACCCAAACATCTTTTCCTACTGTCTCAAAATCTAAAGCTACACCTTTTCCTTCCACCACTGAAAGAACATTCTCTAATTCTCTACCCTCTACGACCTCAAATTTTATTGGTCTGTATGTCCTACCTTGCTCAACATAGATAGAACCCCTAGTCAAATCTCTTACAAACTGCTCGTACGGGCTAATATTTCGAACAGGATCTTTGTGTAAAAGATTGCGGTAAGCCGGATGCCATGTCACAAGCACCTTTCCATATTTCGTATCAAAAAATTTCCCACGCACATTACTCATTGAACCATGGATCCCAAAGAACTCTTTTGCTGTTGCTCCAAGAGCCACAATGAGCCTCTTCTTTCCCAAACGCAGAAGCTCTTGCTCGAGAAGCACTTTGCAACACTTTACAACTTCTTTTGAAAGCTGATTTCTCGGCGGGTGACACTTTACAACATTCGTAATATAGACCTTCCCATCCACTCCAAGAACATCAAGAACCGCTCTCAATATCCTTCCCGAATGCCCTACAAACGGCCTTCCTTGCTTCTCCTCTTCCTCTCCCGGAGCCTCCCCTACAAAAATAATCTCTGCATTTAAACTTCCTTCCGGGCGAACTTCCCTTCTTCCCCTAAGTGGACATCCAATACAAGCTGGATGCACCGGCATTGTTATCCACTACTTTTGTTGCTTCAACTGCTCAACAATCGAACGAGCTACTTTCATCATCTCCTCAAGACTCACATGTCCACTCTCACCCTTTATCCTTCCTACAACTGTACTTTCACCATTACCTTCCTCCACATACCTCCTTTCCACCACATCCGACTCCTTCCTCTCCGAATATTTCTCAACTAATTCATCAATACCAAGCTCCTCATCTCCACCATACAGCACTATCTTCAGCGCATCATAACTCTTCAACCTACGAAGAACAATTTCGTTCAAATCAGGTATCTCCTCAATCTTTAATTCCCTTCCCAAAATTTCTTTCACAGAAATAATTGTAGGCTTTGCCCTGACCGAATAATTCACAAAATTGCCACTTGCTTGCACCTTCTCGATCACAACATTTCTTCCTTTCACAAGATCAGTAATATCGCCGTAATCGGGGTCAAGTATGATCTTTAAAATAGCAAGCCATACAGACTTTGGAGAAAGATATTGACGTATCTGCTTTTGTTCTCCTTCCCTCAATGGAATCACATTCATCAGAAACTTCTCTACAACAACAAGACGATTAACAAGCTGAACTGCTGCAGGAGTCTTCATTTTCCGCAAACCATCAACTACTTCACAAATTGGACACTCTCCCTCTCCAACAATGCGAGGACAAAACTCCATCCCCGACCCAGCAAGTCTATAATGCACTCCTACCTTCTTGTAGAAAAGCTTCCCATCTCTCGGTGGAAGTATCCGAACCAAGTTATCACCAAACTCAGGAACCCAATACTCCTCTAAAGAACGCTGGGCCATCACTTCTTGAAACTCTTTCCTTAATAGTTCAAAATCCAACGCCATTTTTTCACCTCCTCATTTTTCCTTTCTCACTTTTATCATACATCTTCATCTCACCTTCTGCACACTTAGCCTCTCTTCTATCAGCTTCATCTTCAACCGACTCATCAGCTCCACCAAATTCCCTACTCCCCCTCCTATATCTACAAAAACTGTATTCCTCAACACCTCATCCTTTTCCCTTCCTTCTCCCGGATCCTTCAAACCTAACAAAAAACCCACCTCTACATTACCAAGCCCGACTTCCCTACCTATTTTCACTCCTACTGCTATTCCCTCCCTCCACGCATCAGAATCAAGAAGTACCCTAACTTTCTTTCCATTACTGAGCGCCTTTACCACATCAATCTGCCCACTCGAGATTTCCTTCCCTAACAACGCAATTCCCCTCATCCTATACGCATCTTTCCACCCTTCACATACATACAAATAACCATCTGACATATCGTACCAATCAATACCCCACACTACTTCATTTTTCGAGGCGGGACAATTCAGATACTTTGGTTCAATATTACCGATCGCTCTTGCAACCCAATACCACAGTCTACTTCTATTTTTATCCTTCCAGCATGGAACTATTAACCTCCCATTCCACCACCGACACCCTATCTTTATCAAATCCTCAAACTTTACATTATTCTCATTACACCACCCTTCTAACAACTTCCGAACACCAACACCAATCTTTTCAAGCTCCAAACTACCATCCGGAAAACTAATCTCCTTCAAATCAGCATATTCTAACACCTTCTGCACTCTTACTTCTCTCAACAACTCACGGACATCACTGAAAGATAAGCCAAATGCTTCAATCAACACCTCCTCTATCCTCCCAGAGTAACCGCACCTGAAACAGTGTGCCACTCCTTTGTCTATGTTCACATAAAGATGTTTCTTTTCATCCCCGCACTTCGGACAATTAACACAATACTCCTTCCCACCCTTCCTCACTACTGCACCATTTGAAAGTAACCAAGAAACAAGATCCATTTTCCTTCAACTAAAAAGGAAAAGATTCTCTACACTACTACTTTCTCTTCAAGAATTCCTCAACAGCCTCCTTCAGAACATCCGCTTTACTTTTACTCACCTTCTTTGTAAACCCATCCAACACCCCAAAAAGCTCGTCCGATAACTTACAACCAACTACCTTCTTCAACTCCGAACTCTCATTCACTTTTACCTCTATACCCCGTTTCCTCAAATACCCTACCAAAGCTTCTCTCAGTACATCAGACTTTGATTGTTGAGTCTTCTTACAATAATCTTCCAATTTTTTCAGTAAAGTTTCATGCAAAGAAAATGTCACAATCTTTCCCATTTTTCTCCTCCCATTGTTATTGTTGTTTTCCAAACTCTTTACATAATTCTATAAATTCACACCATCTGCACTCATACTCACTAAGCTCAAGTACTAACGGATCATCTGCACAGAAAACCTGAACTGCACGTCTCAATGTATTTTCGAAGATACGTAAATCAGGCTCCCTCACAACTTCAACTGTCTTTCCAGTCTCTTTATGTACACCATAGATCCCCACCTTTTTTATGCTCTTTACCAACTCAGACAACTCTTCTCTGCAGCAACCAAGCTTCAAACCGAAAAAGTAAACATTCACCTGAACAAGCCATTCATGCGGAATCTCCCCTTCTAACAATTTAACAAAATTTCCTACATTACACGTCTTTATGTCGATCAAAATCTCCCGATCAAAAATCGCATCAAACCTACCAACCACTATACCTTTATCAAGGTCTAAGACAAAGTCAGAA